GGTCTGTTATATTGGAGGCCTGAACATTACGCGAGGGTCTGTGTCGCAAGCATCGCTTTCGGACAGTGCTGGGCGTCGGGCATGGGTCGCAAACAACGTCACCTATGCGCCGCCATTCCTAGGCGCACGGGCGTATGTGTCCGGCACGGGCAAGTGGTACATGGCTGCCGGCCAGGCATCCCCCGCCGACTGGATCATCCTCAACTAATGTTTTTCCAAGGAGCAAAACGCAATGGCTGACTCAAAAATCAGTGCCCTCCCGGCAAGTACCACGCCCCTAGCGGGAACCGAAGTTCTGCCGATTGTCCAAAGCTCGACCACCAAGCAAGTCTCGGTGGCCAACTTGACCGCTGGGCGGGCTGTAAGTGCTTTGAGCCTGAGCTTGACTACTGCGTTGCCGGTGGCTAGTGGCGGGACTGGGGTTGCCTCAAGCACGGGGACCGTGGCGGTTGTTCTGAGCACATCGCCAACGCTGACAACCCCCACGATCTCGGGATACGTTGAGTCAGTAGCTGCGCTGGGAACGGTTGCAGGCACGGCAACAATCGTCATCACGGCAGGCACAGTTGTCACCGCTACGCTGACGGCCTCAACGCCTTGTACGTTCGCAATGCCGACCTCCCCCACGGCAGGCAATTCGTTCATCCTTCGCTTGACTCAGGCGGCCACAGGCATGACTACAGCCACCTTTACCGGCGTCAAATGGCCCGGCGGCACTGTGCCGACGATCACAGCAACGGCCAGTGCAGAGGACATTCTCAGCTTTGTCTACATCGGCACCAGCTGGTACGGTAACGCAGCCCAGGCGTTCGCATAATGTTCGCAGCACCAAATCAATTCTTAGCCAGGAAAAAACCTGCGGTTGCTCCTACAGCGGTTGAATATCTTGTTGTTGCTGGGGGCGGTGGCGGTGGCGGCGCAAATAGCGGTGATGGTTGTGGCGGTGGCGGTGCTGGTGGATTTAAGACAGCCGCCGGGTTTGCTGTTTCATCTGGCGTTGCAATTACGGTAACGGTTGGACTTGGTGGGGCTGGTGGAAATCCCGGAACAAACGGCAGTAACTCTGTTTTTTCAACAGTTACCTCATTGGGCGGTGGCGGCGGCGCAGGCGGCGTTGGTAGTACTGGCGGATCAGGTGGCGGCTCAGGCGGGGAAATAACGCCGGGTGGTTCTGGAACAGCAGGGCAAGGAAATAACGGCGGTGATGGCGGTGCCATCTTATTCAACGGTGGCGGCGGTGGCGGCGGTGCTAGCGCAGTTGGTGCAAACGGCACCACTGCTAGTGGCGGCACTGGCGGCGCCGGTACAGCGTCTAGTATTTCAGGGTCCAGCGTAACTTATGCTGGTGGTGGCGGCGGAAGCTCAGGCAACGCTGGTACGGGAGGCGCAGGAGGCGCAGGAGGCGGCGGCACTGGCGCCGGTACATCCGATACAGCCACAGCGGGAACTGCCAACACAGGCGGCGGGGGCGGTGGCGTGCGCGCTGGCATAGGACAAACCTATCGCGCAGGCGGTTCAGGCATAGTCATCATCCGCTACGCCGACACATTTGCCGCAGCCGCATCGACCACAGGCTCACCGACCATTACCGTTGCTGGTGGTTACCGCGTCTATAACTGGACTGCTTCGGGAAGCATTACGTTCTAACCGTATGCCTTCACTCCCCCAGGACAAAGCCAACCACTTCTTCTATGGCAGCTTGATCTTCCTAGCCGCCCTAGCCATCCTGCGCCGCCCTGACGCCGCCTATGGCCTCGTGGTGCTGGCCGCAGTGGGCAAGGAGGTGCTCGACTGGCTCTCCAACCAACGTGCTATCAGAGCAGGCTTGACGCCCACGCATGGCGTAGAATGGTTCGATGCCCTGGCAACCTGCGCCGGCGGGGCGGTGCCTTTACTTGCTAGGATGATCTGATGGATTCGCAACACCTGATCGACATTGGCCTTGCTACCGCTTGCGCGGTTACCGGCTGGTTCGCTAGGGAGTTGTGGACTTCGGTTAAGCTGCTTCAAACCGACCTGACCCGCCTATCGGTCGAGCTACCCAAGACGTATGTGACGCGGGACGATTACCGTTCAGACCTCAAAGAGATCCGCGACCTGCTGGGGCGCATCTTTGACAAACTGGACGGCAAGGTCGACCGGTCATAGCAGCGCCGAAATCCCCACAGTCACCATCTCGCTCTTGAGCTTGCTAGGGTTGGTCTTCGCCATCACCCGCAGCGCCACTGCCGCGAACGTCTCGATGCCGGCCCAGGCGTCCTCTAGGTGCGGATCATTGAGCGCCAGAATGTGCGCTCTGATCGTCAGAACGTCAGCCATGTAGGCGTCCCGGATGGCGTCTATCGCCGCTTTAGTTGGTCGCATGGGAAGTCCACTAGTTGCCATACTGAATTCGGTGCGTTGATCCTAAACGGTTTGGCTACTCGCCTTGGCGCCAGTTCTGACGCAGCCTGGCGTGCGGCGATCCTTGCTGTCTTTCGGTCCCTGCACGCCTTGTGTTGCAACTTGCGCTTCGTCCAGCGCCCAGCGTCTAACTCTGCTGCTCGCTCAGGCGATGCCCATCGAGCAGTGACGCCGCTGCCGGCCACGCCCAGCAGCCTCGCCTTGCGGGCAAAGCACAGAATCTTGCGGGTCTTGTCGAGCGTGATCGCCATGCGCAAATGCATGTCAACTGTGCTCACGCCGTTGGGGTACTCGCGCACTATGTTGGATGCTAAGTGCATCAGCAACTCGGTGTCAGGATGCATCATCTCGTACTCTCAAGGTTCCGCCTTCGTGCATCGCCAGTAGCAACTGCGCGATGACGATCTCTTGGCGTTTGACTTCGCGCTTGAGGCGTTCGTTCTCCGCTAGGGCATCGCCTAGCAAGAGGTCAAGTTTACGTTCGGTCTCGGTCATTTTTTTCCTTTAGCTTTGCTTCTGCTGCTCTAATAAACTCCACAACCTCACTCTTGAACGCAATCACGAATCTTGTGAGTTTATTTACATCAGCCTTTGTCAGCCCTTGCCACTCAAGCTTCGTATAAAGCGGCAAAGCTCGTTGGCCTTGCTGGATATCGGTTGGGTTATCGGTTACATACACAGACTTACCGTCTTCTGTGTAAACCATCCATGCTACGGGCTCAACCACCGGGTTCAATCCAAAACAACTCGCCAATCTGCTCTGCCGTGTACTCCGCAAAGTCGTTACTGGCCCACTTAACCATCGTTTTGCCGGTGGTGGATGTAGCCTCTACAGTGCAAAGTTCGTCGGTTTCAATGCATCTCAAGATGTCGCCTCGGTGCAAAGCCAACTCCCTTGAACAGGCGTAGCAAAGCTTGGCCCTCTTGCACGTTTCCCCGCAGTCCCCCACCTGCGCTAGGTCAACACGCCCAGCCTGCCACGCATCCCACTCCCCGCAGGTAGCGCTTTTGTGCAAATGCGCACTGCCGCCCCAATGTTTATCGGCCCACGCTTCAAACGCGGTGCGCTCGTTCATAGCTCAATTTCAAAGTGGTTCATTATCAAAGACTTAACGGTATCGCCGCAGTAACATTCTTCCGCCAACTCGGCGCACTTTTTCACAATGAGGTCGGCGAACTCTTCCAGCGCGACCCGTTGCACCGGGCCAATGCTGGCCCAGTCGTTCAGTCGTTCGAACCCAGGTCGGCTGAGTAGCTCTTTAATTCGTTCGTTCATTCTTCAACTCCAAAATGTTGTCTAATGGTCATAGCGTCAATTGCCCGCACTTGATCGCAACATTCAGCAATAATCAACTCGGCAAACCGCTGCACGTTGATAAAGTCGGCAGTGCATTCCTCCCTTCCGCGAGAGTCAACGGTAATGTCGAAGCAGCCGTCCATTAGTTTTCTAATTCGTTCGTTCATGGCTCAACCCTCTGCTTAATGCCCAACATCTCTCGATGCAAATTCTCCAGCATCACCCGGTAGGGTGACTGGGGCAGGCAGTCCGTTGCCAGCTTGCATCGGTCTGCAAATGCATCAGTGCGTACAGCTTCGCGTACAACGGCCCGCACTTTCGCAAGCATGTCGTCAGGGTGAGCACTGGTCGGCCAACGCCACCCCATCAGTTCCGCAATGCGTTCATCGGTCACGATGCAACTCCCTTAATTTTTTCCAGCGAACGCAACCCACCAAGGCCCAGCATCCCCAGCATCAGTTGCCACAAGTTGTCGTCGATGCCAGGCAGCGTCGGCAGCGGGTGGTCAAGCACAATGCCGGCCCACTGGACTAGCGGTCTGGCGATGTATTGACACGCCAGCGCCGAGGCGCAGACCCAGCCAATCGCTGGGCGCCAACCGCTCGTGAAGGCGCTGGGGCTCGATGCCTCGGCGCGATTGACGTCCAGCTGGCCCTGGACGATGGCGACCTGAGCGGCAAGCTGCGCCGCCTCGGCTGCGCTCTTGTCCGGCCAGATGCGGGTGATGACGGTCTGCGCCAGTTCGACGCCTGCGGTTAGGGGATCCATTCGTCCGTCTCCATCTGCTTGGCCATGCGATGCGCTCGTGCTGGCGTCTGCTTGGCCCAGGCGCTGTCCAACATCTCCATCGCTGCTTCGCTGTACTGTCCATCCTCGATTGACCCCAGTGCGCGCTTGAACTTGAGCAGCCCGCCAATGCCCATTTGAAAGGCCATGCCGATCAGCACCGCCTGGCGCGGCTCGGACAGTCTGGGCACCCACGGCAGCGCCAACAATACCTCGCGGGTCTTGATTTTGATATCGTTCTCAAGCAAGAAGTCGATCTCGTCTGGCGACAGGCCGCCGCCCTTGCGCGAGTCGATCAGCCGGCCCACGCCGATGGTCCAGTACCCGAGCGAGTCTTGGTAGGCGCAGGACTCGGCGCCCTCTTCCCTCAAAAGTTGGCTCTTCAGGTCCATAGCGTCACCCCGTAAGCCAGCGCCAGTACCCAGACACTGAAGGCAACGGCTCGGTTGAACCACGACCATCGGTTTCTGTAGTGGGTGATGGCGTAACCGTCGCCGCCGAAGGCTTCGTCGAGCGATCTACAGAAACGGCGAGTTGTTCCGTTGTGCTGAACCGGTGGTTGTTGTAACACTGGTATCTCCTTCTGGTTGAATTGTCGGGCGCGGCCCGAGTTGAAAGCACGCCGGCTGGCGCGTTACAGCGGGGGCATTGCATATAACGGCACCGCATCGCATCCGAGGCCCACCCAATATTCCATCTCCTCGCGGCGCCTGGTGAGCAGGATGCAGACATTGCTTTCAAGGACCATCCAACCGATGTGTGTCATGCCAGCCACGCAATCAACGCCACTAGGGCGACGATCCAGACAGCGCAGAACAAGCTCTGGCGGGCCGCGGCGCGGCAGAAGTACTCTTCTCTGTCTTTCATGTCTTTGACCTCTCTGGCCACCAGTCTGGCCGTGGATACCACACTACGTCATCGGCTGATTCCTTGGCGCTGTAATGACGTATCTGGTGCTCGTTGTCGCTGTCCAGGCAGGCCCAAGACCAGCACTTGCCGTTCCACCAGCGCACCTTGTGCTCGCCGGTGGGCCACCAGCCTACGCTTGGCGGCGGCTTATTCTTCATCGTACCCACCATCGCCATCAAAGCGCTCTTGCTCGTCTAAGGCGAGCAGTTCGATTGCCTCGATCTTGTCGGGGCTCAGGAGGCCCAGAATGTCCACGTCCTTGATGTAGGCCGCCGCCAGGCACATGGTGCTGGGGTAATCGGGGTGATCCCCGTGGCCTGCGCACTCGGGCTCGTAATCTAGGTGGCAGACCAATGGCTGGTCCACGTCGTCTATGTTGTAGACGAACTCCACGCTATCCAGCGGGCAGGGTGGGGCGCCGTTCATGACAGCGCCAAGCGCGAGCCGTCTGCAAAGTTGAGCGCTACCAGGCGCTCGCCATCGCACTCTTCCGCCACCGAGGCGTTGAGCGCGTCGAACAAGGCGCGCTTGTATCCGGCAATGCCGAAAGCGTTAGCGAGCAGGAGCTTGTGTTTGGTTGCGATCATGACAGGGCAAAGAAGAGGAAGGTGGCGCCAGCAAGCCCTAGGGCTGCGGCGAAGAGGGTGTCTTGGATCATGGGGGCTCCTTGGTGCCCGGCGCTGGCCGGGCTGGGTTGGTTGCGTCAAAACCCTTTGACGCTGTACACGCGGCGCGTGTAGTGCGCCCACTTGCGCAAGTCACGCTTGCCACTTTCGTGGCTGTAACCGCAGCCATCAGCCACCCACTTGCGCCATGACGCGATGGTGGTTTCTGAAAACCCCATGCGGGCAAGAGCGGCTGCTGCTTTATTGATTCGTTTGTTGTTCATGGTCTTTGTCCTGTTCGCTGGTTGCGGGTTGGTGTGAGAAGCATAATACCCAAAAAAAAGCATCAATTCTTAGGTACAAACCCTAGGTTTCGCATCTTTTCTTTAGCATCTTCCTGCCCGCGCCCAACGATCACATGGTGCCCCAGGCTGCGCAGGTAGTCGTGCCAGCTTTGCTGCTCCGACGAAACGCTGCCGCCCTTCTCCCGCTTCATCTCGATCCAGAGCAGCCAGGCCGGGACGAACAGGTCGGGCACGCCAGCCGATACGCCCTCGGCCTTCAAGCGTCCGGCGGCGGCGATGCCTCGAAGCCCGCCGTTGGGTATCGCAAAGACCCTCACCCCGCAGGCCTGGCGGATCCACTGCACCAGCTCGCGCTGCTCTTCGTGTTCTGTTTTCATCAGAAGGGCAGGTCCATCACCCACTTGTCGCAGGCATCCGGCGTGGCGGCGAAGTCCTCCGGCGGCTCTTTGAAGAACTCCACGCACAGACCGTCCGTGCCGTACATCTCGCAGCTGTGGCAGCACTTGGGCGGGCCGGCCTCGAGCATCTTGTAGTAGACAGTGACAATTTCAGGCTGTTTGTGGCGCATCTAGTTTCCATTTTCTTTGAAGCACACGGTGATATTTACCGTCCATCTTGTACTCGATCATGTCTGGCGGCTCGCCGCAGGAGAGAATGTCGGCCACCACGTCCAGCGGGTTGTAGAGGTCGGACACAAGCACATCGGCACCCGAGGCGATCTCTGCCACAGTCCGCCTGGCCTTCTCGCCCGCATAGCCTGGATTGTTGATCGGCATGTATTCGCTCACTGGCGCGTCCGACAATGCCCCGTAATAGGTGACCATCAACATCTCCTGCCCACTGGCCCGGCTGACATGCTTGCGCCAGCGCCAAGCAGTCACCTCCATCTCTTTGCCCGCCAACCCCATAATGTCATCGTTCTGGAGCTTGAGCTTCTTAACTTCAGGCTCCGGGAACGGATGCCCGCAGGCAGGGCATACACGGGCCGCCAGGGCGCATAACTCCTGACAGTTGTCGCATACCTTCACTGGCGCGGCCCCCTCCTTCTCGCCCTTCTTGTTAGGCGGTCGGACGTGGGTGATCGGGCCGTGGGTTGCCACCACCGCTGCGAAGTCAAGCACCAGGCAGTCGGTCTTGCCTAAGTGCGGCCTCATGCCGCGCACGGCCATTTGCAAGTAAAGCCCTGGAGACATAGTAGATCGCAAGAACGCAATGCAATCCAAGGCAGGAAAATCGTAGCCTGTCGTTAAAATTCCAACTGAGCAAATAGCACGCATTCGACCAGACTCAAAATCGGCCAACTTGCGCTCGCGCTCAGACTTGCTATGCGTTGCATCCAACGACTCGGCAGGAATGCCGGCCCCACGCAAGCATTCGGCTACATCTTCAGAGTGAGCAACACCAGAGCAAAAAATTAGCCAATGCTCGCGGTTGCTT